AAGCCCGAATCCAGTCATACCTAGCCCCAACTTAACACTCGAAAAGCCTGTGAAATGTAGGACCATTAGTATATATGGTACCGGGGAGGGGTGGCGACCTGCCTACCCACTGTATATACATACACTATAGACCCGAGAGCCTAAAAAACCCATGATTTAACCTCTCAAACTTAACAAACTTTTCAAGCTTTTTAGAGCTGTTAAATATAGGGATGTAATTGTTTAAGTTTGGGAAGTCTAAAAAGTTTTTGAAGTCTTAACGCTCTGAATAGTTGTTGTGATGTATCTAAATTATATTGAATAGAACTCTATAGAACTTAACAGAATCTTTATAACTCGTTGGGCTATGGTGGTTTAAGTAGTCTTACGGGCTCGAGCTCGATAGGATTGAACAAGCTATGAAACATCTTGATGTTAATTAGACTCTACAAGCTCTTCAGCTCTTCAGTATGAGACTAGAAATTATTATGAATAGGGAAGGTTAGAGAGTAGAAAAGTATTCTCTCTCATACTGTTTTTATATACAGTGTATTTATTTTGAACCAAAAAAAAGGGCTCTAAAAAGAACCCTTTAAATTTAATGTTATTTTAATTCATTAGTTAGACCCCCTAAATTCTACATCTTCAAATTTACCAAATTTTCTAATCATGCTTAAAGCGTGGCGTCTTGCATGTTCATAAGATTTAAAAATCTCAGAATCTACAGCACTTGAACGCTCAAGGGATTCATTGCCAAATCTAAAAACAGTTTTCATAATTACATAAAAATTATTATTAGAATTCATGACTTCAAGATGATTAGCACAATCGCCAAAAAGCTCAAAATCTGTTTCAGTTGCAAGGCTCATATTAAACCCCCAAAGTGTAGAGCAAAACCTATCAGAATAAATCTAATAGGTATGCTAATTACTAACCAATATTTAAGCATAAAATTTTCCATGATTAAACGCGTTTTGCTTTGGTTGTTGCTTTCGCTTTCGTGGTGGCTTTCGCTACAGCTAAAAAGCTAACGGGCGTTTTTTTAGCAGTCTTTAACGCTTCGAGCTTCTCAAGTGGTTGGATAGCTGTAGCAAGTTTCGTTTCGCTATCATAAGAAATGAACGCTTTTCTTAATTCTCTCTGAATAGAAAAATATTTTTTCTTCTTGTCAGATTGAATGGTTGGGGCGTTCGAAGTCTCATTAGCTAAATGATAAGCAACTCCATTAATTAACCTATAAACAGAATTTGTTTTATCTGCATTTAGTTTTATTTTTTTAGTCATACTTTTTTAAACCTTAAATTTATTAGATTCAAGATTTGGTTTACCAAATTGAATAATTTCAAAATTGGTTTCCCATTATATTTTTATTTTTTTCGAGATGTCAAATTTATTTTTTTGACATGGTTTTTCTGTGTCTTATTTTTGCCCTCTTAAATCTTATTTAATTGAACCAAATTTTTGTTTAGTTTGTATCGTTTTTTGGTCTCCGGTTTAAGTACCGGATGTTAAAGCACCCAGGAGGAGGTTAATAGTTAAACACCTGGCCTTTAAACAACAAGAGTGAGCTTACTGTTTAAGACAAGTTAGTTAAACCCGGTCATTAAAGTAGGACAACGACAAGCCACAAAGCCCACAACCATAGGGGTTTCCGAGCAGACTTGACAGATGACTAGGGCATATGCCAAAATGTGTCTAGGTCGAGCAAGAATTATCTTGCCGATAATTTAAAGGTATTAAACATGAGTATTGAAATTAAATATATGTATAAACAATATAACGCTTTTGGGTATAAGGAGACTGAGAGCATTCAACAAGTCCGTACTAAAGACTATGCCAAGTATATAAACAAAGCCAAGTCGTATAACCAAGACTGCGAGAATGAGTTATACATCTCTGAGGTTAGAGACTTAAGCCAAACACCAAAGCATACTACTTGTTTAAGCTATGCAGCTGTCCCTCTTGAACTTAATGAGTTTAGGTTAAAGGCCAGAGATACAAAGTATTCAAGTCTAGGTGGCAATGCATTCCAATGCATCTACTTAATACCTACATTAGAATTCTAAGAAAGGTTTAAGAGGGCTTGACAAAAGGTTTAACATGGGATGCTACTATGGTTCTGTCGAGGGCAAAGCTAACTAGCATATTTAATTACTATATAGTTCTATATAGATACTAAACAATAATCTTTATTATTCTTTACTGTATCTCTATAGAGCTATACTAAACTATACAGAGGAGTTTATCATGGCGTTATCATTTTCACAACAAGGAAGTACAAGTACTTTACCAATCTCATACGGAGGTTTTAAACATAAAGTTATATGGTTTGTTGGTAATCTTTTTAGATTCAACATCATTAGAATTCGTCAAAAGAAAAGACGATATGAGATTAGAAAGGGTGAGACATTTGTTGCTTACCATTTTTCAAGAGTATCAATATTCAAACAGCTTAAAGAACCAAGCAGAAAACTGTGGTTCAAGAGACATACTAAGACTATGAAAATCTTAGAGCTGCCTAATTCAGAACACGATAAGTTACCTTTCAAAAGATTAGGTAAAACCAGGAGTTAATTTGAACAGCAGACAAACACAAGAGTTGAGAACATAAACACTCAATCAAAATAATATAGTTTGTACTGCAAGGGAAAGTCGAGAAAGACCAACGAAGATAATATAAAATACATTGCATCTAACTCGCCCGACTTAGACATACGCTATAGATATGTCTTTGAAAATTCTCTTTTGCTAGTTTTAGATAAGATAAAACTAGCCCTATTTTTAAACGCTATTAACCTTAAGGAGGTATAACATGGCACAGATGAGAGTAAAAGACCAAGACTTAATTGTCGAACAGGTTGTGGCAAAGATTGAAGCTAATGAATTTGAAAAGTTCAAAGCTCGTGATGATGTTCAATCAATTCAAAAAGCAATGAATGAAAGAATCGATATGATTAAACAACTACACAATGCTTATAAAGAGTATGAGGAGAACATCAAAGATGATATCAAGGAATTGGTAGAGTTAGTTGATGACTTCCAAAAAGTAAATGGCTTTAAACAATCATACGAATATGGTGGTACTAAAGGCTTTAGGTTAGGTAATGTTAGTAATTATGGTAGTCCCGATGTACCTACTACTGAGATTACTTGGAAGCTACCTCAATCTCAAAAGCGTGAGCTATCTACTAAACTCAGACTGCAAACTATGAGTGGAGACTTCGATGTCTACAAACTTATCGAAGAACTTACAACAGAATTTTCTAATTAATTAAAACCTGGAGATAAATATGTCATATAAAATTAACCTAAAAACTAACCCTACAAATTTCAAAGGTTCGCCTAGAAATCCTTTGGATATTCCAACCGGCCCTTTAGATAAACCCCTAACCAATGGCTATGAAGTTTATCAATTCATTATGGACAAGTGCAGACTTACTAATCGTTATAAATTTAGAGGTAGACCACGAGGTAAGGGTTGGTTTGATTCAATGCCTTTAGACAGAGCCGAGAGAATTGCTTTGTACATTGATGAGAAAGATGATTACAATAATAAACTAATGGCAGAACATTCAAGATTAAATAGACTGCAAGAAATTAGAGAGGAAGTAGCCACTCTAAACCATTTAATAAATTATTACGAAGAAGACCTTCAAGAATCTATCGTAATTGAAACCAGGAGTTAAACATGAGTCATTGCGAACTGTGTAATAAGTTAGAAGACGAACGAAGTCTTCAAGAACAAGCAGGTTTTTATATTTGTTTATCTTGTGATGGGATGTATGATGATGAAGAACTTAAATTTTTAGTAAAACATGGGAGAAAAAATGAAAGTATTAGTAGCGTGTGAGTACAGTGGTGCAGTCCGTGATGAGTTTCTTAAACTAGGTCATGATGCACATAGTTGTGATATCTTACCTTGTGAAAGTAAATATTATAATAACAAGATGAGTGGTTACAGACAGAGACACTATGAACAAGATGTGTTTGAAGTTATCAACGAGGGTTGGGACTTGATGATTGCTCATCCACCTTGTACTCACTTAGCTGTGAGTGGTGCTCGTTGGTTTACTGAAGGGCGTAAGCCTTGGTCATTACAAGAGGAAGCCTTGGAGTTTGTACAGCAACTTATGGATGCACCCATTGAACGAATCTGTATTGAAAATCCGGTTAGTGTAATCTCAACCAAGATTAGAAAGCCCGAGCAAATCATTCAACCTTTTCACTTTGGACATACAACCATGAAGACAACTTGCCTTTGGTTAAAGAATCTTCCGAAGTTAAAACACACAGATGTTGTTGAACCAGAGATGGTTAAAATGAAGAATGGTAAGATGATGAACAAGTTTCATTACGATACCTTTAAGCTGCCCAAGGCAGAGCGTAGTCATGTTAGAAGTAAAACCTTTGAAGGCATTGCAGTTGCAATGGCTGACCAATGGGGTAATATTACTGACGAATTTAAATTAGAAAACGGAGAGTATGAGATAGTATGAAATATAAAATATACCAAGAAGTTTTAGTAACAAGAACTGCTATTGTTGAAGAAATGGAAAAGGATGATTGGGAAGGACTAGATGAAGCCGCTAGTCAAATACCCGAGGAAGAATGGTCTATCGAAAACGAGGACGTTCAAGAACAACAATACTGGGATGAAAATTGTCCTTGGTTTAAGGAGAACGAAGATGAGTAATGAATACAACGATAAAATAATGGAACAAGTAAGAGATAGAGTAGAAGAACTATGGCAACTTCCTAGTAGACCAGACTTAAAAGAAGACTGCATAGACTATGTATACATTGAGTATCTTAACTATGAGTGGGCAATTCATTTGTTAGTTATTAAATTTCTATCACAGCATTGTGGACAAGCAGTATCAACAAAAGACTACGAGTATATTCAACACTTAAGAAAGAAAGATAAGGAGAACGAAGATGTATAAATTATTAACAGTAGATGGTAATCCTAAAGTTGCCAAAGGGAATAAACTTCAAGATAAATATTGGAGTTGTATCCTTCATCTTATACCAGAGAGTACAGAAATCTGTCCATACCAAGACATAGCAGGTTGTAAAACCGGATGCTTAAATACGGCAGGTCGTGGAGGTATCATCAAACATGGTGAGACTACCAATGCAATTCAAATTGCTAGGCAAAGAAGGACAGACCTTTTCTTAAACGACCAAGCAGAGTTCATGACAAGGCTCATCAAGGACATCAAAACTTTTATGAGGGCTTGTGATAGGAAGGGTAAGAAACCGGCCCTTAGATTAAATGGTACTAGCGATATCCAATGGGAGTATATAAAGGTAGAAGGACAGAACATGTTTGATATGTTTCCAACTGTACAGTTTTATGATTACACCAAGATTCCAACAAGGAAGATAGCTCACATTAAAAACTATCATCTAACCTGGAGTTACAGTGAAGCTAATATTAAGTACGCTGCTTGGTTTGAAAAGATTAAACACAACATAGCAGTAGTGTTTAGAACAAAAGATTTACCGATTACCTTCAAGGGTAAAAAAGTAATTGATGGAGACCTTACAGACATGAGATTCTTAGACGAATCAAATGTTATTATAGGGTTGAAAGCAAAGGGCAAAGCTAGGCAAGACAAGTCAGGGTTTGTTATTGATGTACTACAAATAGCGTAAGAATCAGACGACCTATAATGATATATAAACTAGGAGCAATCG